CTTGGGCCTAGGTTCATAATAAAACCTCAGGTTTAACCCCCACAACAACTTCACTGCATATAGCTTTACCGCCTATTTAAAGGAAGAAGGTGATTCGAACACCGTTGTGTGGGTGGTTGGGCGAGACAAAACATACTTGATCATTTCGTAAAAAGTTATGTTAGGCCTCACAGACGCAGTAGCGTCCCATCGTTGTTCATAAAAACATGAGTTTTGTTGATACGAGTGATGTAAGGTGGCTGTTGAAGGTAGCCGAAGGAGAGATCATCTCCTGCCGCTTCATAAATGGTCGTTGGTATTGGCCATACGATAGCGGGAAAATTGGCTGTGACTCCCTTCTGAGCCGTGCAATGGGGACGATAGCGTATTTCTAAGAATCGCCTCTTGCGTGGAATGTTTGACTTATGTGCCGCGTTAAATTCGGTGGGAGTTTTATCCGCGTCGCCCAAAAGTCTAATGGGCATGTTTGTTCCAGAATGGGCTGAGACCTCTAGTGAAGTTCCCTTTGATCCGAGGCGCTTAACATAAGCATCGGAACTATACAAAGATCCTAATCCAAACTGGTAGTTTGATGCGATGGTAGCAAAACTGTTGTTGCTGTTGTTATAGTCAAGAATGGTTTCTTCTGGTCTGAACCATGGAAAATATGTGTACTGTTCGTTTGACACAATATTTGAAATGCGAATATCGAATTCGCCGTCGCTTGCAATGACGCTAAAGCCTCCTGAGTCTGCAAGACGTGTTGTGCCGGTAGTGAAAGGGGCACCGTTGATGATGTTGGATGGTCTGGATGTTACCATATACCGACGTGTTCCTCGCACATAAGTGTATAAATACGAAATATATGAGAGGAATGTGGGTGTTGAGTACATCCACTTGACTCCTGGTGCTACGACAGATCCGGCATCGCAGTTGTAAATTGCTTCATCTTGAACTCCTGACATTGAACTGAAATTGTCGAGGTCGAAACACAAAACGTGGTTTGATGTTGGTGGTGTTACTTCGAGCACGCCTGCAACTGTCGTGTTGAGGGGCAAGATGGTATAGGATGGACACAATCGTCGTGTAAGAAGTCGCAAATTGGTAATACATTCGCCTGTAACCATTTTCGCTCTTTCCATGGGATCGATGTATGTCATCTCCATCCAATTTTCGAAATTGCAATCGTTTTGTGCTGACCCGGCCATATTGTCATCTAGGCCCACTTTTGGTGGTGCCAACGATTGTCTGATAGCTCTCCTAGCAAAACATGGGCGATCCTCGTCGCTCTCGGTGTCGGGAAAATCAATAGTTTCGCGTATTTTTGCGACGGTGAAATTGGTCGATGGTTGAACCATAACTGTGCCGTCATAATATTCCCCGACTCTATCATAAACGTCACGAGCTGGTGATGCAGTGAACTCTCCTAAGGTTGGTTCGGCAAACGTGATGTCTTTGCCTCCACCCATCCAAATGAGTAGTTGAATCGTGTTCGAAGCGGTCGATGGTGCGACCAAGGTGTTCAATACGAACATGACAATGGAGCCATTTGAGCACTTGCGAATTCTGTCTCTCGCTTCAGTTCCTGTTGTATCTCCGTTAATGAGTGCTGGCACGTTGAGCTCGTCAATAAAAGTCTCCAAATATGGGGTGTTCGACATGTAAGGTACTTCGAACTCAATATGATTTGATGTAGTGATGTCCCAAACAATGGAGTAATTGTTGGCAATTTCGGTGATGTTCACAGTAGCAAAAGGATCAAAATCGGGGATATATGCTATCAGCAATCTACCCGCGTGGAAAGGTGTGCTTACAGCTTCGAAGCGATATTTAATAGCTCCTGCCCAATATTTGAACATTGATGTGACATAGGCCATTGGTGTTGGAGCGTATGTTCCGTATGATACGTTTTGTGCTCCAGATACTTTTGGGCAAACGCCTGGCATAACTGGGAAAAACGCAATTGGTTGTCCGATGGATGCTGTAGTGTCCCAATTGTATGCTCCAACAATTGGCATGCGTGCGCAGACATAGGCTATGTCCATCTCGTCGTATTCTGTTCCGAAAACTGGTCCTGAAGCCATTTCGAAATTTGATGTTGCTGCCAGTGGTATGGCGTCTGATGCTCCGTCCATGAAATGTGCTGTCGATTGAGGAAAAATTTCCATTCGCGTTGGCGCGTTTGGTGAGTCTGGTTTTGAAAAGCCGAACATACGAGCTGCACGAGCTGCTACGCTTGTGGCCCATGATACTGGTTGAGCAATAGCAGATAGCAAAGGGAAAGTCCCAATAGCTCCTGCTATTTCTGATACCGTATCGAGGGCATCTGATACAGCATGTTCGCGTGTTGCTTGCTTTTTCTCTTGATGAGATTGTCTGAAAACTCGTTCCATATTCCGTGTTGGTGGTCCAGTGAGGATGAAAGGGTCTGACGTAGGTACGCCAAAAGTCAAATTCTCAAACCATGCTTGGATAGAAAATGATACTGAAGTTGCTGTAGATGAAGAATTAAGTGGTGAAAGGACTGAAAATAAAACTGTTCCTAGTCCAAAGGTACCTATGCGGTCCCATTCGGATACAGGGGCGAAATATTTGACCCTAAACTCGACAGGATTTGGTACTGTCGGATCGAATTCAATACCGTCTAGTGATGTAACTGATTGAATACTCGTATTGGTTCTTCTTGCTCCACGTTCGTTGCGTGCTGCTTCGAAAGAAACCCAAACTCTGCCTGCTTGAAAAGCCATGGCAGATGCTTGAGCACGGATGACAATGTCTCCGGAGAAAAACTGGTATCTCTGCATCTTTTGCAACTTAATGGCTGATGAATTCAAGATTCCAAGTGGTAGTTCTATATAGGAGAGTACTGTTCCGTAGGTTGCTGTTCCTGGCCAAGTGATGTTTTGGATGAACACTGGTCTAGCTGCTACCTTTCGAATGTCTGTGCCTTCTGTGTGATGTTGTCGTAGTCTATCCATTCCCATAGTAGGAACGGCATTTGGGCGTTGGTCAGCGATCGTTTCTTGATTGTCGATAAAAGAAGTCAATTCGACTGTTCGTTCGACGGATGTGTTGGGTTCTGTTGTTGATGGACCTACCCCAGTTCCAGCAGCTGCTGTAACTGAAGTTGCGGTTGAAGGCATAGCGGGTCCTACGACTGTGCCTGTTGATATTTTGTTCCAATTGAGGGCGCTCATTTGCCGAGGGTTCGCGCCGAAGTTCCTCGGTGTGGTTTTTCTGTGTTTTGTGTAAGATTTCTAATAGCAGTAAAAGATGAAGGAAAAGAATAAAAGACAGCTTTCAAGTTCACATTAGAAAAATTTTGCGTGATCCCGAAGGACTTCCGCGGAAGTTGGAAGAGGTATGTGTCTTCCGAGTCTGGTGAGTGCGTCGGAGAGCAACTTGCGTGTTTCTCCGGTTGGTTCGGTGACGCCCAATTCCATGGCTGAAATTTTGATGTTTTCGATGGTTGCGGCCATGTTGTCAGCAGATTTCTTGGTGTATTGGGTCATATCTTTGCAAACCTCGATGTCGAGTGGCGCTCTGTAAAATCCGTTCATGAGTTTGAAGCCACGTTTAAGAAATGTGACTTGTTCGACTGGTCGGGCTTCAACAAGGCCTCCTTCTTTCAAGGCAGGCGTGATGATCATGTTGATCTTTGCCATTTGTGTGGCGATGTTGGCGATGGTAAAATCCGAAAATTCTCTCCTCACGGAAAAGATGACGTCATCTCCGTTGGTGACCATGCGAACGTTTCGATGGAAATGGACTGGTCCAGCATGTTGTGGGTAGATCTTGTCCCAAGAATATTGAAATGCTTGGAGATTAGATCCTGAGTTGATCTGTGTGGTTCCAAAAACACCACTTGGGTTCTTTCCTGCAACGCGGTAAGTCTCGTCTCTGCACAGATGGATGGCAAAGGTGACCTGGCGTCCAATGGCTTCTCGACACATGTCTTCGTGTGCGTAAGAAGATTCTCGTTTGGTCGAAAAGTCGTCAAAGGTTCGAATTGTTGGTGGTGTTCGGATGGAGTAAAGATCATACCATTTTCGAGCGACTTGGAAAAATCCATCGATAAAGGCAGGTGGTTGAGTTGTATCGAACTTCTCGTAGTCTCCGTCATTGACTTTGCTGTCAACCTCTCTCAATTTCATGACAATTTGGTGCCACTCGCAAGAGTAAGGATTGATGCCAATAGCGGTCGTGTTCTTGATGCGTTCGTTTTGGATGTGTTGAAAATAAGCACCATAGTACATCTTCATAAAAATGACAAGATGCATTGGGCTTGCGGCAAAAACGCGCGTCTTGATGTCTTCGGGTTTTGATCTGTCGCAGCGACTAAGCTTTCGTCGTTCATCTTTTAAGGTGTCCTTAAAAATGGTGGGTGAAACAATTCCATCAATGGCATCTTGTTCAAGCTTTGAAATGGCTTGCCTGAGATCCTCGTGGATGAAGCGTGTTTCTGTGTTGATCCAATGTCTTTTACCTGGTTCTGGATGGGATTCCAAGCACCATGGATAGCCAGGAGATGTATCGGTTTTCATTGGTTCGATGATTCCAGGAATACCGAATACGGCTTCCTCAAGTGTAAGTTTGCGTGCGATGGTTGGTTTGCCTACGAAAAAGGCGGCTTCCATGGATCCTTTGCAAGATTCCATGTCTTCTTGAGAAACATATCCAGGAGCATTTCCGAAACTCTGCGCGCCTTTAACCAAAGGATCGCAACCTGGAACTGGAGCCAGGACTGCTGGGACCTTTGTGATGGGAAAAAGGCCATGAATTTCTGATTTTCGAATAGAAGTCTTTGTTGGTTCGAACACGGCTTTGGATAGGCCAAGTTGTTCGACTGCGCCTTGGATGACTGGGCGCTCGTTCTCTTTCGTGATTGGTGGCTCGAAAGCGAGCTTAGCCGAACGATGGGCTTCAGCTAGCAAATAGTCAACGTGCTCTTTGATGAGAATGAACGAAAATCCAGCATTGGTTTGTCCTGCAACATGCATGCCGCAAATCTTACGCGACATTCGTGGGTCGCAAGCGACAACAAGTGCTCCGCAATCTCCGTCAATCGTGGATCCTCCTCGGTATTCCAAAAATCCCTTCACCTCCATAACATCGTCTTCTTCTTCTGGAAGAGTAGGATCGGTACCTACATTTAACGTTTCTGATTGGACGGTGGCGGGAATGTTCAAAACCTCGAAGTATTTTCCTCGCTTGAGTGGTATGCGTACTGGGACAGTCTCGAACTTCAAGTCATTCTCTTTGGCGACGTGCTTAGTCAAGTCTTTGTGGTCGCGAACGCATGATGGAAATTCGACCATAGCGAGATCGATGTCCGGGTGCTTGTGCAAGATTAGATCATCCCATTCAAATGGTGTCTTCAATTGTTCTGATGGAAGTTGAACATAGCATTTTGGGGCCATCTGCAACGAGTCTAGAACGTGAACGTTCATGAAACAGCAACGGCCGATCAAAAATGTGCCCGTTCCGCAATGTCTAACTGCGTCTTCTGAAGCGTAGAATGCGGCAACTTGTCCAGTGATGCGGGATACGATAGCTGAGCTAGCGTTGTCGATGTCTCCCTGAACTTTTGGTTTCGCTCCACGTACAGCTGATCTGATCTTGGGTGTTTTCCCCATGTGGTCCCATGACTCTCTCTGGGCAACGTGATTCCCCTTAACGGTACTACGCAAACCTGGTGTGCGGCCTTGGTAGTCCCAAGATTCGGTGTGAACGGGGTTGGCAACAGGTGGTGAGTCTTGTTTCTCTGAGCCGATAAACTTCATGATGTAGAAAATGCCCATACGGATCAACAGTGTGAGACTGACGGCGCCAAGAACGATAGCGCCTGATTTCGCGTGGTCTGAGATGAACTTGACCATGCCAGTCAGAAGAGGACTAGCTTTGTACATGTCTTTGAGATAACGCATGAAACTGGCAGCGTAATACTTCTTCATAGAGGAAGCAACGGCGAGTTGAGTGGCTCGCTTCTCAATGTCGGCAAATTGTGGCAGATCTTTGACTAGCATGGCGTATTTCTCAAGATCGATGTCATCATCCGGAGCAAACGTGCTTTCTGATTCGAGTGTGGGGAACAGAACACGATAACCGCGAGGAACGACCCAAACTTCTCTGAGTGGTTCCATGATGGCTTGTTCTGATTCGAAGAATTCGAAAAGATCATTCTCGGCAATTACCGAAAACGGGAGCATGTGGCTCAAGATTAATGGTGCGATGACTTCAAGATGTTTCTCTTTTTCGGCTGCCCACGGTGTAGCGGGGATCCAATCTCGGAGGCCTTGTGCTGTGGGCCTGTCACGTTTCGGGACGTTTGAGGTTGTGCAGTCGGAAGGCAATCCGACAATTCGGTCGATGTTTGGGATGGAGCTAATGTCAGCCTTGATGATATCGGCAGCTTGTCGTCGCTGCATATCCTCTTTGTAGATGGTAGAAGAGTTAATTTTTAGTTCTCTTTTCTCACGTGCAATGGTGACGAGTTGTTCAAAATTCACAGTAGCAACTGGAAGTTTATCGATGACTAAGTCGAATTCATAGCAAGTTGTGTCAAAAGCTCCTTCGAGATTTGGTTGTCTGGGTCGTCGTACTTTCACGACGATGTCCATGCGACGCTGAAGAGCAGCAGGGTGTGTGATCGATTTCGGTTCAAGTGTCTCAACGTTGGATGTCAAAATCATGAGCTTCGAAGTGAAATAAGAATTTGCCTTCTCACTCAAATCAGCCATGGGAACCAAGAAAGGTGCGTTGTTGGCAGATTGGATGACTTCAAAGACCTCTGGGTTGGGGCTTGAGTCTGAGTCTCGTTTTTGCATAAAGTCGTCAAAGACCACAATTGATTGTCCGTTGTATCCGGCCCAAAATTCTGAAGCAACATTGCGAGTGTAGATGTGATTTGCAAGTGCTGGGTAAGTCTCAAAATCGAGCTCACCTTTCATGACTTCAAGAGCCAAGAAATGGGTGATGGCGGATTTACCGACACCACTCTCTCCGAACATGTGGATGACAACGGGTTCAATACGTGAACCTGATACTTTGAAAGCGCTCTTTTGAACTTCCGATCTCCATTTGAGGATGTCGTTCTGATATTGACGAACGACGGGAGCGAAAGTTCCCCTGATCTTCATGCGGTCTGCGAGGTCGAATAATCTCATGAGTTCTCGATACATGGATTCGACTTCTTCGCAAACGGGTTGTGATGATAAAATGTGCTTGTGCTTTTCCTGTGCGTTGAATAAATTCACGCGTTTGACTAGAAGTTCGAAATCTGTCATTTGTGACAGACATTCGTCGAGTCCAGGAGCGTTCCCGTAGGCTGCTTCGTAAACCATGGGGTAAAGTTCTTTCCAAGCTTCACCGAAGATGCGGTGAAAAGCTCCAATTCCGGCAAGAGTAAAGCCCAAGCTAGCGGCTCTCTTGCAAATTCCTACACCATTTGATGCGGAGATGTTGGTGGCACCCAATGCGACGATCAGAAGAGCTGATACGGCACTAGGAACCCATGACATGGCAGATTGGCGTGTGACTTTAGCGGAGTCGTACAAAGATGAAAAGTCGATGATGAGTTTGGGCGCGATCTGTGCGAAAATAGCGACTAACGTGGCGCATGCTACCATTTTGGATGGCGACATGAACAAAACTGAGAGTGAAGCTAGAAGTCCGGTCATGGAACAAATTGATTCAACCATCATTTGAAGAGCGCTCTTTTGCAAAGAGTTTCCAAATTCTGGTAGTGCGGAAAGAATTGTCTGCAATTGGTCGTTGGTGAACATATTGCAGTTGAAAAGTGTGAATGCTTGACCTCGCACTTCGATGGAACGAAGTTTGGTGAGGTAGTCGGCGGTGAAAGAATCGTCTTTTGAGTAGATGATGGTGAAGCGATTTTGGTTGAAGAAATAGCTGCGTTCGGTCAAATGGGTCGTCTTGTTGAAAACTGGAACTCGGGAAATCTTGCAGAGGGTAGCAAGGCGTCCAGAGAACAAGTGTTGGCGAAGCATATGACGTTTGGAATCGTCTTGTGCGCGGGCGATTTTTGCAACGAAAACTTTGCGTCCTTTGATTGTTACGTCAAAAGGGTGTTTAAGCATTTCGTGGCGTTCAAGTTTTTCGTAATCGGCGGTGTTGAAGTTGCAGCTGGTCGTGATGGAATTTGAACGATTGATTTTGTTGATGCATCTCGCTTGAAAATTGAGATACATGTGCCAAGAAGCTTTGGCAATGACACTGGTGTTGTGTGTCAAAAAGAAGTTGATGGACGCGCGTCGGGTGGTGAATGTGTGAGATTCGAACCAGCGAGGTACGTTGGACACAACGAAAGAATCAAGAGTGTCTTCGAATGTGACCAAAAGGTCGGAGAAATATAAAACCTCGGTAGTTGTGGCGGATTTATGTTCCATTTTGAATTTTTGGTTAAATTTGATTTGTTCTGAGAAATTCTGTTTTGGTTTGTTTGTATAATTTGTGAAAATTTGGAATGCTTTAAATTGAAATCTTAATGGTGTAATCATGAATTGGAATTTAAATTTTTGTAGAGACAGTATCAAGGATTATTTGGTCAGAACCATTCTGCTGAGTCAGAGATGGGGGGTATAACAAAGTACTGGTTTTAACGCGACCCGTAAGACAATTACAAACACAACGTCAAGCGTTGCATGGGTGCGTACCTTTTCCGGAAGAGCCTCCAAGCGGAGACTACAATGAGCCCGGTGTACGAGGACCGATTTACCTAAGTGTCATTAAATATAATCTTTACTAATAATACTAGTGGCGCGGTTCATTACTTGTACCAAGGTCTTCGGCTATTACTCCTACTACCCTGCTGAATACCCCTCGGGGTAAATACGCATAATGAGGCGTGGATCCACTTTCTTGTTTTGAAACCATATTTAAATCTAGAAGAAAGAAAGGACAGTTGTTTTTATAGAGAATTTTTCATTTTATAAAGTACCGCAGAGAGGTATCGTGACTCGTTCATGCCGATCGAAAAGATCGTATGAACTTCATAAAAGAAGAATGTAATAAGAATTATTGGAAAGTGGAAATTAAAAGAGGATAAGTCATTTCGGCCAGGAAGGCTATGCTACACTCTCAACGCAGATAGTGCATGGGCCGTAAAAGGCATTGGCACGTCGTTCGCATATGTAGCGGATGTTTACCGGTCAAATCTAGATATATACCTTAAAGCTTAGAATTGAGATATATACCCTCGTAAGAGGTCCATAAACATGGAGAGGCTTCGACAAGCAAAGACTAGATGACTTAAAATTAAGGGGGGGGGGGGTTAGGCCCC